CGCGTCACAACACAGCGTTTCGACAAAAGAAAATATTAACTTGCCGTTTCACCACAATGGGCTCACTCCCGAGCACTCGACCTGAAAGCGAATAGTGATCGCAATCACTTCCGGGTCTTGTCCTTTAGAAGCTGAGGTGGTGTTCCCAAGCCAAAGCACTGGATGGGCTCCTCGCCTAGCATCCAATGCCAAATCTAACTCATATCCCTCAATCTTGAAGGTGCCATTGCGCACACCTTGTTCTTCTCTTGACAGCGGAAACATGTGCTTATTCATGACTTTCTGCACAGTAGCCCTGTCTCTTCCACTTCCTTCGTCAGTATCCTTCTTGGAAGGGATCAGCGCGTAATACGCCGTCCCCGACTTGATATTCCCCTCCTCCTTTCCCAGCAACGACACCTGCGACACCTCGAACTCGACCGACTTCAGAACGATGCTCGTGTAAAAATCTTTTAGCGTGGTTACCGCGGCCGATGACGCCAGATTGTGCGACCTCCTCCACTCCGACGACTTGATCACAAGAGTATGCTCCAAATCCTTGACGTAAGTTCCTGACATATTGAGACGTTGTTTTCTTGATTTCAAAGTTAACCTGCCACAGAGGCAATACCGCCCAGCAATGCATCGAACTGTACCAAATACCAGGTTTGTTAAATCCTCCAGTATTCGGAACTGCATAAGTGTCAACGCCGTAACTTCGAGCCAAAATCGAGAACTCCAGACCAGTCAAATTCTCAAATTGTTTGAGCTTTGCATCGTCGTGAATGAAGAACGACATTGCGAACTCAGCACAGTTCTCAGATGAATCGACCCTCACCAAAGACGTTTCAGGGTTTACTTCGATGTTCAACGTTTCCAACAAGAAAGTCCGGTCTGAAAAGCACAAATACAACTGAAAAATTGCTCGCACCTGAACTTCCGTGAAATCTTGATACATTTGACAACATGCCGACATAAACTCGTCATACAACGATACTGGAATCCTCTGGTACCTGTCCGTGAACGCTTGAACCAACTCTCTGGCACGATCCTTGTTGTCAGTCTGTCCAGCCAAGATCTTACAAACCATGCGAATAGGGTCAGGATAGACTCCGTCCGATAAAAAGAATCGTCCTGCGTGGTAAGGGGGCCTCGGATCCAATTCCGTGTGGTTCTCAGTCAATCCAGTGTCTCGAATCTCTTTGATGGGGCTGCCGTTACGAAACTTCGGAAACAACATCGTGGACAATGTGTCATCTCCTTTGATGATCCAAAAGAACATTTTTAGCCAAGAAACTGCGTAACGTTCTGCCAAGACGGTTGCCACTTCGAAAATGTTGCGGATCAGTGTGAAGGGATCTCCTGAACCAAGGTTGTACCGAGCTTCTCCGCGATAGAGTCCTGACTTGAGAGACTTGTAGCCGAATTTCGCCGAATGCAGTTCATAAAGGTCAGCAATGTACTGAGGTACTCCAAGTGCCACCAGAAACAAGCAGAAGACTCTCAAAGTCACCGGAGTGTGACTGGTGTCTTGCTTCTTGACGTCTGCCTGATAGTTGCCCTCTAGCAATTGTCTGAGAACACCAAGCCTGCGACAAATCTCGGCAATCTCTGAGTCGGTGTAACCCGAATCAAAGATCACTCCTTCGCGAGTCGTTGCCTTGACGTTTCTGAGGAACATCTTGCTGTATGGTCCCATGATTGCGTTGAAGTCTGCCTGAGTTGCCAAGACCGATTGCCCGTAGTTCTCTTCCAACGAAAAAGCTGCCTTCACCTTGACCTTGACTTGCGTTTTGAGGAAAGCGTAACTGACCGTGGATGCGTTCGTGCTCGCGTAAATGTCAGAATTCAAATATTTTCCACAGAACTCGTTCGACC